TCAAAAAGAGATGTCACCTTACAATATGACAGAGGCGACATTCAATCAGAGTGAAGGAGACATGTTAGTGTATCCATCTAATCTTACACACGGATATGACTCTAACCTGTATGATCAGAGGATATCATTAACAGCAAACATCGTGCCTATGTAACACAATACTCCACACCTAAGTGATACTTTTCCACAGGTTTCTGTATTTTTGTGGAAAACTTTAAATGGTTTATTAAATCTATTAGAGTGTTACATAGAAGAGACAATTGGTCCTCCCTGTTGTTGTCTTAGACTGTAGCACAAAGAGATTTTTTCCACAAGATCACACAGGACACTAGAAACACTGCCCTGACACGGTTGACAACCACACACAAATAGACTACAATTCATGAGTAACCAATCAATGTGTATCTCAATCGCTATCTAACAATGGGACGGACCTACAAACGAAACGATTTGCATAACTCTCGCAGACCCAAATCCATTAGGGAGAAGCGACAGACAAGCAGGACTAATCGATCAGTTTCCGATGAGTTTTCCACAGGCAACAATGAGGACTCTAAGTATCAACGAAAGAACCAACAATTCACTGAGACAGACTATGAATGACTTCCCCACGATTCCCGATTGGATTGATGACATTCTTGAAGAAGATGCTGAAGAGTATGATGACGCAGCATCAGAGACTTACCCCACTGATTCACAATCTGACTACACATGAAACTAATCACATTGGAGACATCTCCCCCTGTTAATGTAAAACTATGGGAGAAGAGTAAGAAGTACTTTTGGAAGTATGATTACGATGGTTGTCCTAAGTATGGACCATTTAGATCACAACAACAAGCACTCACAGACGCACGCTCTTACAGTACATCACTATGACTACTGCAACCTCTATTCCACAACAACTAGAGACGCTGCTAGACCTCTATGATGAGGGGAATCTACCACCTGATGATATCATTCAGATGGCACAGTATTTGATAGACTTAGACCTTGATGATCAGTTGACACAGTATCAACAATTGTGTGACTATTGCATCGCTGAGGGTATGTGCTATGACGTGCAGACTGAGGACACTATGTAACACTCAGGGACAGTGTTATTGGGTGTGTTAAGTATCATTGGGGGTTGGGTATATTAAAAACGCTTAAGTCCCTAACCTACAAAAGTATCACTCCGACCTCGCAATATTATTCAAATGAAACTTCGGGTCCCCCTCACACAGAAAAATTTCCCAGGGTATAATAATCCCCCACAGGTCAGCACAAGTCTCAAAGAGCAATTGACATATATTACAATGTCACTCTCAGAGACCGCTAGGATCGCCTGTGGGGGTCTCTGGTATAAACTTACAAGGAAAGACAAGCAACCATGAGTAACTCACGTAGTGACAAGATGATAGACCTCCGAGAGGAGTATAAGGATCTCTTAGGTCTTCCATGGACTGGTAGACGAATGTTTGGATGTTATGAGATTATTCGTAAGTATTACAAGTGGAAGTATGACAATGAATTGATTGACTTCAATGCACGGGGGGTGATCACATTCTCTGACGAAGCAATTGAGGAAGGGGGAGCATACAAAGTAATGGACTGTGAGTGGGGAGAAGAGACTGACTTCTCTGTATTACTACCAGAGGATGTTATTCTATTCAGACTATATGTCAATCCATTAGGAGGATCATACTCAGCACCACGGGGCAGAGCACCGAATCATGGAGGAGTTTACCTAGGTGATGGATATATGCTTCACCATCCATATGGCAGTAAGTCACAATTAGCAGACTTAATGAGACCTAGTTGTAAAGTATGGGATACAAGTTGTGTCGGTGCAATTCGCAAGAAGTCTACATAATTTTAAATGTAACTTTTAACACATGTCAAAAAGATATGTCCTAGAGGTGGAAATAGATGAGCATGGAGAATGTTTTCTTACTTTGCCAGATGTTTTACTCGAAGAGACAGGTTGGGCACCTGGAGATGAATTAGAATACAGTGAGGACATTGATGGGTCACTCATCTTGCGTCGTTACGAACCATAGAAACTTTTCAAAAAATCGCGAAAAACCGCGTCCAACATTATGACTGAGACACCTAAGTTTAGTAATCTTGAAGAATATACCAATTGGGGATTCGAGCAACTAAGTCAAGCATTGGTGCAACTTACCAATCGTGTTACTGCATTAGAGTCTGCTCTTGCTAAATTCCCGCCTCCTGGTGCAGACATGATTAAGTATAGGATTCCTAAGCATGAGGAGTATAGTAATCTAGAGACATTGTTTGATGATCTGTATGATCGTATACAAAACCTAGAGACTGAAAGAGATAATCTTAAAACCCAACTAAATAAATTGGAAGGATACGAACAACCCTAATTCATTATGGCGGCATATTTGCTGGAGACTGCAAGGAGTTTTCCCAACCCAATCTCTGGGCAGGAATATAATACCATTTGGAAAAGACCATCATCAGGTGATTATGAAACATCTGATATGGCATATGGACTAGGCACTGGCACGGATTACTTTATCACCTTTGAAGGTAGTGGACCTGGATCGTTTCCACTGGGTAAAGATGGTGTGCATTATATTGGAGATCAGGAAGAGACTTGTGTAGCAAACTGTGGTTATACTCGTGCGCCTGTATTCAGACACTATCGTGGAGAGAAGAGAGACCACAAGTATAGCAAGGGTCCTGAGTTAATTGAGCAGGATCTTGGATGTGAGAATGAGAGTTGGAGTAGTGCTGGTAGTGGATATAACAAAGAACCTAGACAGAGCAAACCATACTTCTTCTGTCTAGATGGAGAGAATGATGACAGTGTGCCACTGAAGGTATGGTATTCATATTGGCCTGATAATACTATTTTTACTGTGGGTAATGATACACCTAGCAGTTATGGATATACCAACGGGTGTGGTGAAGGAAAGTATGCTGAGTGCTATACCATTGGACATATCTGCACAAGTGAGTCTGATGCAAACAAGTATGGTAATGCAATTCCTTTATATCACTATCGCTATGGCAATCAGAATGCTGGTAGTGGTAAGGACATCGATGACTTCTATACTATCAATCCTGCAGGAGAAGTTAATCTAGACGGCAACCCAGTCGAATGTAGAGATCCCATGAAGAGGGAGTACGAGTACCAGGGCATCATTGGGTATGTGTATGCAGATGACCTGGAGAGGCAGTCATCGATTTACCGTGACGTTGGTAGGATCGGTCCTACAGGACAGTGTGTTGATAAGAGTGGTTGGTATACTTTCCCTGACCCAGCATGGGATATGGGATTCTATCATAGGGGCAGGAAGCCTAGTGGTAGTAGTAGTTACGATGAGGACATCGGCACACCTGCAACCATTGGATTTGGTAACCCAGACACTGCTGACATTGCTGATGCGAATGCAAACTTTGAGTGGATGTATGGACTTAATGGTGCAATCAAAGGAGCAGTGCCTAAGTTTCTAGGTTTTGAGGATTGTTATGACTCTCAATTCTTTTACTATCTCTATGATACATCGTATCCATGGAATGGTCCTATCTTTGGTGTGCAGTATGCATTGAATGATACGCCATGCTGCCCTAATACAACGTGTGATGACGAATCTGCTACAGATACAGGTGGTAGTGGATACACTTCCTCAACGGCTGTGCCATGTTGTAGACCTAATGGACACTTTTATTCACATTTCTATCAGATTCGTGAAGATTCTTGGGAAACTACCAAGACCAAGATGATCATTTCGGATCATACTGCACAAGCATCTGCAGAATCCTTTGAAATTGTTGATACTGACTCACCTCGTATCCTGTTTAGATACACAACTCGCACTGGAGACTTCAATAGAGGGGAAACAATCAACGGATGGAACATTGTTTCCGTGTTTTATTACGGTGATCGGTTAAAATGTGGATTGATTGAGTTAGAGGGAGGCACAAATGCCTTCACTTATAACAGCACTTACACTTCAAGTGACGGTGGAGAGATAAAAGTCCTTGCTGGATACGGTATTGCAGACAAATGTGCGTTTGCTGGAGTGTATGAATTCCCTAAAAAGGTAGATTTCTATAAAGTTGAGCTCAATCCTAAAGCACTTGTGCCGAATCGCACGCTAGATGAGTTTAAAGGTGAGGCAGTTATCAATAATGCAGGCGGTGTTTCCGAAATTATCATCATTAACAGTGGTCGTGGTTACACTGACAAGGCAAAAGTGCAGTGCATCACACCAAAAGTGCTGAAAAACTTCTCTCCAACGGATAACACTAACCATTTGGAGGATTTAATCAGCACTGAGATTGAAAAACCAGACGGATCTGTCAACATGGACGGAATTGGGTTTGGATCAGTTACGTTTCAAGATCAAAGTCCCTCCAAACAATCGCAAATTGTAAGTGGTGTATTTGGAACAACGGGTAATGTTGCACAATTCCCCCCAGATCACGATGGAGTCAACGCAAAAGTCACTCCAGCAGTGTTGAGAATTGAAAAGTTTGATGAATTTGGTGGAATTGAGAGGATTCTTGTCGTAGAAAGTGGTGCAGGATACGATACTGAGTTTGCACCACCCGTATTTGTGATCGATCCTGAGTTTATTGACTACAAAAGTCCCAACGTTGGCGATGTTACTCAGTTGGCACAAGGAATTGCTGATCAATTTGTAAATATTGAGACCCCATGGGAGGGTTATAGTCCTGCTTTGATAACTGGAGAGGGTGAAACCGATACAGATCCTACAGAATGGGTCAATATGCCCGATAATGACTTTGGAGGCACACCAAAGAAATTTGAAAACTTAAAGACTAAGAGACTTGGCAAACCAACCAGTCCTGGACAGACGGCAAATACGGGATTTACCATCATGAGTACTCCAATTGCCTCTTCAGCACCTGACTCTTACATTAGAATTGCAGAGGTTGACACCGATCTTGAGACAAAACTGTGTTTTGATCTACCACCATCGTGTCTAGAGATCAATGCAAGGAGTAATGTACTCGATGCTTTACCTAAAAGGGAATTCTGGGAGCTTATATCAAGAGAAGATGACAGAATCAAGACATATGAGTCCGATGTGATGTCTGCAGCATACGCTGTTGCCGTAGATTTAGAGGAATACCAGGAAAAAATGTCTGATCTATACGGTCCTTTCGACAAAAGTCGTTGTTTGACCATGGGTCAACCCAAAGTTTACAACATCAGACGCTGGTTTGACATGCCATGTGCATATCTTAGCAATGTTGAGAAGGGATCTGCCATCCTAGATGAGATTGAGGAGGGTAGAGACGCAACTGACCTGCGTGCCTTTGGTTATTTGCCTTACAAATACTGTGCTTCTAAGGTAAAGGAAGCAGAATTCAATGTAAGTATGGAAATCCAAGGAAAAACTATTGGATCTATGGGTCAAGACTTCATGGATTACCTAGATCAATTCAAAAAACCCAAAATGACACCGCCAAGAAACCCAAAAGCACCAACAGGTGGCAATGGTCGTGACGGTAGTGACTATAGAGTGTGGAAATGTAATAACGGTAGTGTTGATGGACGTTGCTATCGTGATCCTAATGATCAAAATGACATTATCTTTGTGCCTGTGGGTCAAGATGAGAATACTTACGACTATAACCAGAATGGTTACAGTGAATATGAGCAGTTTCAGTTATGGTTAGGTGATAATTTAACCAGTGGAAGTCTCACAACTAATACTCCTACTTGGAGTTGGCAAGAAAACTACCAAACAGACGGAGGAACTACTACAGATCCTAATACTGGAGAAACCACTCAAAATCCTCCAATTAATAATACTGCTAACTTTGGAGCACAAGCGGAATATACTGCATTTGAGGTGGACTGCAATCCAAATCCAGGTGATACAAATGTGCCAAACCATGATTGTTGGGACAAGTATGTGCGTGCCTCTGGTGCCCCCTCAGATGCCCCCCTGGACGTGTTTTGTGGTTATGACGCTAATGGTGACGGATTCGGTGGAGAGCGTTTCTGGGAGATTACAGGACCTGCTATGGGCACTGAAGAAGGAGGTTGGACAACACCAACAGGTCCAACCAATCCATTCTGCTCAGCGTGTACTGGATCTGGTACGTTATTCTCAGGATTCTTAGCATTCTTCTCAAGCTCAGGTGGGCAAGAACCAGCGTGTGGTCTACAATCAGTTAATGATGCATCTATCGCTTGTGACCCAACCAGAATATATACTGACAATGGCGATAAAGTTTTAGTCTTAGGATCATATACAGGAACTATGAGAGTTAGAAATTGGTTGACTGGTGGTGTGCAGGCATTATCAAATGCCATCAATAATCTGGGCAATCCTTACTTCAGTGAATGTGACGTTGACAGAGGATATACTGATGGAACTGGTATTAACGAGGAATTCTAAATGGCATATGGATTTTTAAAACCAGTTGGATCAATTAATGGGTTGCCTTGCTCAGGGCATGGTCTTTGCATACCATCAACTATCCACTCAGTGCAGGTGTGTACCACCCCTCCAGTGCCCTACACCATCCTTATTAAGAATTTTACATGCTGGTGGCCACCAACATCTTTGATCCCTCTTACAGGACTTAATCCAATAAGAGCAACAGTGTTGGTGCAGGGACTACCTATCCTGATTGGTGGGGATGTATTTACACCCCATATTTCAGTTTGTACTAATATTATCATTTACATATGCCCCTGTGGAAAAGGTGTGTGTCCTATCCCAACTCCTATTGCTTGTAGTCTCTTAACAATTGAAGATGCTCCAGGGACAGGACACGCTAGAGTATTAATGCCTACTACACTGACAGTATATGCATTCAAGGTCCCCGTTGGTAGGATTCTAGATCCTCTAGGTGTAGGATTCCCTGGATTCTCTTGGCCTTGCTCCTCAGTGGTTGCATTCGGGCATCCAACTGTGCTATCATCCTAAAGTAATCTACACAAGAGCAATGCCTAAGAGAGCGACGACTGGACTGGTCAAAGATGGTTGGGTACCTGGCAATCCTAAAACCACTCGTCAAGGAAATTCCAAAAACACCAAGCATTCGGCAACATCTAGAAATGCTGCTAGTAAGCGTTATCGTGGACAGGGTAAATGAGACCTGAGACTAGAGAATCTATGGAGATGCTCTTTTCTGCAAAATGGAATGTCCCAAAAGCAGCAAAACATTGCAATCTTACTGAAAAAGAAATGAAAATTACATTCAATGAGTATTGTGCTTTTCATCAACCAACTTGGGTCTGTGAGGAATCAGTTTAATGTCTATAAATAACTTTACCAGTGGAGGACATGAGTAATGGCTAATAGCCCAATCCCAGATCAGAGTAAAGAATTTCTAAACTCTGGAATGAGACTAATTACCGATCCACGAAGTGATAAATATCTCAATATGAATTCTCTCGATAATAAAGAGAGAGCAAAAAGAGAAGAAAAACAGAGGTAGTAAATGCCTGCTTACAGATTTAGATCTGATCAGTACGTCAGTAGAGGTTTTAAGGATTTAGCGATTTCATTCGCTGCTAATCCCTCTACTGACGATTTTGGTGCAGTGAAAAATGAGAGAGCAATTAGTCAATCAGTAAGAAATCTACTAATGACTATTTTAGGTGAAAGACCATTCCAACCTGAAATTGGAAGTAGACTTAAAGGTCTTCTTTTCGAACCATGGGATCCATTCTCAAAAGATGCAATCCTAAGTGAAATTCGCAATGTGCTTAAACGATTAGAGCCTCGTATTGAAGTAACTAATGTCGATCTACGAGACAATAGTGATAATAATGATATTCACTGCGAGCTCGAATATAAGATCGTAGGACAATCTGTTACTCAATCAGTCGAATTCCTTTTAGAGAAGACCTAAAATGTCTGCAATACCCTCACAATTAACATCTTTAGACTTCTTTGAAATTAAAGAGTCTATTAAGTCTTACCTTCGAACACGTAAAGAGTTTAGTGACTACGACTTTGAGGGTAGTGCTGCAGCATATCTAATTGATATCTTAGCATACAACACATACTATACGGCATTCAACGCTAACATGGCGCTGAATGAAGCATTTCTTGAGTCTGCTACGGTAAGAGACAACGTAGTCCGCATTGCAAAGCAGTTAAATTACACTCCTAGGTCAATTAAGTCGCCTAGAGCCTGTGTTGCGATTCGTGCTCAGACACAAATATCGTTGAATGGATCTACATACCCTGAGTTTTGCGTACTTAGAGAAGGGGATGTCTTTATTGCAAGTAATTTTAACGACGTATATACCTTCTGTGTAACTAGAGAGTTGCAAACTACGGTAGATCCTTCTACAGGTATTGCAACCTTTAACCCTGTGCTGGTACATCAGGGCAATTTGCTCAAGTATAACTATACAGTTGACTATACAAAGAATCAAGATTATATAATTCCAACTGAAAACGTAGATACCGCTTTAGTTTACGTTGATATCTCGCCAAATGCACAGTCTCAAGAGACTGATAATTACAGTTTGTCGAAAAACGTAACTTCTCTTGATGACACGTCGCGTATTTACTTCCTTGAAGAGACTGATGACCTGAGATATCGCCTAATTTTCGGTGATGGCGTCATTGGTCGTAAATTAATTGATGGTGAATACATCAGACTTAGTTATGTGACCACAGAAGGTGAAGAGGCAAATGGTTGTAAGGACTTTAACTTCATTGGTAGCATTAAGGACAGTGATGGCAGAGCAATTGCCCCAGCAAACATTGCTGTAGAGACTAGAGAGCCTGCTGCAGATGGTGAGCAACGCGAATCTGCACTTTCTGTCAAGTTTAGGGCACCAAAAGCATTCTCAACTCAAAATAGAGCTGTGACTGAAGCAGACTATGAGCATATTGTATCAGAGATCTATCCACAAGCAGCTGCGGTTACTGCATATGGCGGTGAGAAACTAACTCCCCCTGTTTATGGAAAAGTATTTGTTGCAGTTAGTCCCAAAACAGGCAATAAACTGAATGAGTCTACAAAAGCGAAAATTAAGAATGATTTGAAGAATTATACGGTTGCATCTATTGATCCTGTGATCATTGATCCTACCGTCTACTACATTATCCCCAAATCATACGTTTACTACAACGGAAACGTTACAAACAATACTGGGTCCGAGTTGGCAAGTAAGGTTTTGCGTAATATTGACCAATTCAACAAAGATGGTCGAAATAATCGATTTGGTGGACGCATTGATGGGTCTAAGTACAATTCAATGGTGGATAATAGTGATCCTGCAATTGACGGCACTGTTACTCAGATGACTGTTGGGCAAAATCTTGACCAATTCACTTTTGGTGATGTATTCACTGAATGTCTAGATTTTAAAAACCCACTTTATGATCCAAACGGATTTGCTGGCACTCCAACGGGTGGTGGTGGATCTCCTGGTGGTGGTGGTGGCAACGGCGGCGGTGGTGGCACTGGCGGTAATGGTGGCACTGGTGGCAGCGGTGGTACTGGCGGCACAGGTGGTACTGGGGGCACTGGAGGCACTGGCGGCACGGGTGGTACACCTGGCACTGGAGGCACTGGTGGTGATGATGGTGGCGGCGGTGGCACAGGAGGCGGTGATCCAAGTGGCAATTATGATGGTCCTTGCTCATCTAATGCCGATTGTCCTGATGGTCAAATTTGCGTCAATGGCAAGTGTCAAGATGCAGGAGATAAGGGATCATGTAGTCCTTCATTCTCCGTTGTCAAATCTGGCACATTCTATGCCACTGGTTATACTGACGATTTAGTTGATTTGACTCTAGGTGGTGGAGGAGGAACTCCAGCAGCATCGACTGGTGGCAGCGGTGGCACAAATGGCACAAATGGCACAGATGGTGCAGGCGGTGGCACTGGTGGGACTAGCGGGACTTCTGGTGGCACTGGCATATCTCCTGGAGATCTGTCATCTCCCGTAGTTGCTTCAAACGCAGTTACTGATGAAAATCAAGTTTTGGTGCCTGTTAATATCAGAGATGATGGTAACGGTAATCTTATCTTGGTTACAAAGAGAGATGAGGTTGAGGTTGTCCTCAATGATTCTGTGGGTACAGTTGATTATCCAACAGGTCAAGTTTGTGTTGGACCTATTGCTATTGCAGGAACTCCAGATGACACAACTCGCCTTCCAATTCAAGTATTGCCATATAGTGGATCGCTCATAATTCCACCAGGGGTTATCCCAACATTATTCAACGTAGATGTCTTCCCAATAGACACTACAATTACGAATATTGCAATTCCCAACTTCGATCCAAACAACTTTGCAGGATATAATTACGGTGATACTGCAGGGATAAATATCATTGAATATCCAATTGATACTTTCGAGTATCCAGTAGATACCTCCTGTTTCTAAGTTAGATGCCTACTAAGAATATTAACATATCGGACAGAGTTGAAAACCAACTCCCAGAGTTTATTCGGCAGGAGGATCGACAGTTTGTCGATTTCCTCTTCCAGTATTATAAGTCTCAAGAGAAGACTGGTCGCCCATACGACATTCTAAATAACCTTCTTAGTTATTTGGATATCGATAATTATACTTCAGATGAGTTATCTCTAGATACTCAACTGTTATCCGATATTGGAATCACCGATTCTAAGATCCTTATTGAATCCATCGATGGATTCCAGGAAAATAATGGATCTATCATGATTGATAATGAAGTCATGTACTACGAGGAAGTCTCTCGTGGTCCTGATGCCATTATTACTCCAGGGGTGTCACCCAAACAGTTTGATAAAAAGAAACAGCAACTAGAGAATCCATTCCCTCTATTTGATGGTGTACGAAATATGTTCCCGTTGGCATTTCTGGGCACTCCAGTTAATCCAACGTCTGCAGAACATTTAATTGTCATTGTATACAATGAAATGTTAGTCCCTAACGTGGACTACTACGTTGAAGGGGATGAAATTAGATTCCAAGTTCCCCCAAGGTTAAGAACAGGTGCTGACGACTCTCAGTTTACTCAGATTACATATCTTATCGGGTATGCCGATCAAGCGATCGTCACAACTGATAATATCCCAGTTGAGCAGTGGCAAGGTAAGAAAAATTACGCCCTCAGAGTAAATCTTGCAAGTTATACTCCAACCTCAACGATTGGTCTGGTTATTAACAAGAATGGTACACTTCTAAAGGCATATGAAGATTTTACTGTTTTCAGAGATGAAGTAATATTCAAGTATCCACTGGGTGGCAGCGAACTGATCAATATTAGATCAGTTGAATATATTGCACCACTATTTGGATCTGGAGCTAGTGCAGTTGTATCTGTTGGTGCTAATGGTGAAGTTGATCGCCTAATTCCAAAAACTGGTGGCGATAAGTATAGACTTGATTTTGCACCTAAGGTTGCAATTCAAAGTAACAACGGCAGAGGTGCTACTGCCAAGTCCTTGGTCAGCGGAATCAAGGATATTAACCTAATTGATGGTGGACAGGGATATACATCCTTCAACCCCCCAATCGCTATTGTAGGATTTCCTGGAGGCGATGGAACACTTGCTAAGATCGATCTTACAGTAGATGACACTACAGGTCAGGTTGATAGTCTAACTATCATGAATTCTGGTAGTGGATACAACTTCATTCCTTCAATCACCTTTATAAATCCTGGTGGTGCCACAATTGGGCAACCAACTATTGATAGTGAAGGTCGAGTAAACATCGACAGTATTGAAGTTTTGACCATGGGTCTTAACTATAGCAATACTCCCGAAATATACATTGACCCAGCACCTGAAGGTGGTATCAATGCACAAGCAATTTCTAGAATCAACCAAGATGGTCAGGTTTATGAAGTTCTAATTACTAATAGGGGTAGAGGATATGTTACTCCACCTAGAGTAAAAATTGTGGAGCCAATTGGTGCTCAGGTACTAGATGTAACAGTTGCATCCAATTCAGTTACTAATATTGAGATGCTGACTGGCGGTAGCGGTTATACCGATGCACCCTCAGTGTATATTGTTGATGACAGAAAGGATTCTTATGGAGAACCTATTGGTGGCACAGGTGCAACTGCAGTTGCTACCATTTTCAACGGTGAGATCACTGATATCAATATCACTAACTTTGGTGAGGGATATTCTGAGTCTTCTCCTCCTAAAATCTATATCGCAGAACCTCGTGCTGCCAGAGCATCTGTTTCCGTTGGTTTCAGCGAGATCACTGGTTATGAGATGGTCGAAAACGGTGAGGGTTACTCACCATCAGCATTCTTGGGAGTTTCCCGTGGTGTATCTGGTCCTGTTGGATATGACAACCTCCATAATGAAATTTATGCAGGTGAATCAGTATTAAGACAATCTAGTCACTTTGCAGCGGCGAAGGTTATAAACTTAGACTCACTATTCATTAAAGAAGTCTTTGATAAGTTTAGAAGGCAATATCTGCCAACAATTGAGATTGATTATTCATCAGTTAACCCTGTACAAGTAATTAAGAGTATTACTGACTTCTATATCAGTAAAGGTACTAAGTACGCTACTCAGTATCTGTTTAAGATCATGTTTGGGGAGCAGATTGACATCTACTACCCTAGAGATGAGGTTATCTCACCTTCTGCAGCAACTTGGGTTGTTGACACCATTCTTCGTGCGGAATTGGTTGAAGGCGACCCAGCAAACCTGATTGACTCACAACTTATTCAGTATGCTGATGAAGTTGACCTTGGAGTCAAGGCAGCATCTGCCTTGATTGAAAATGTCATCACTATTATTGAAGGTACTGACACTATCTACGAATTGGCAATTTCTGAGGAGACTCTTACTGGGGATTTCATCATTCCTTACAAGACTACTCTGGTTGAGCCATTAACAACAACTGGTAACATCATTACAGTTGACTCAACGATTGGATGGCCTGAAAGAAACGGCACCATTCGTATTAATGATCAAGAAGTTGCACAGTATAAAGAGAAATCACTTAACCAGTTTATTGAATGCACCAGATCCCAAAATGGGGTGGTTGAAGACTGGGATCCTGGCACTCTAGTTACGAGTGATATCTTTGTATACGTTAATCGTGGCACTGTTGGCGAATGTAAGCTCAGAGTCCTTGGTATTGCTGAAGCAGGCACCACTGTCCTGAATGACACAGGATCTTACTACCTACAAGGCGATAAACTGAAAGTTGCTAAGTTGGGATCTAGTGCAGATGACGAAAAACTGTCTTCTTGGCTCTACAACGTTAAGAAACTGATTCAAGTTACTACGGTTACTCCTGGTGGTATCAACAATCAGACTGCTACAGTTGTTTGTGAGAATCCTCATGGTCTTCTGGTATCTGACCAGGTTACCATCTATGGTGCAAACCCTGTTGTCTATAACGGCACGTTTACAGTTACATCTCGTATTAACGAGTTTGAATTCTCATATCAGATCAATACTCCTACAGAAATTATTCCTGCAGGTAACATCTTGCTGTCGGTTGACCTAAACAGAGGTAAGTCCGACGTTAACTCTATCAATAAAGTTGTAAGTGAGTTTACGACCAATATTCAAAACTCATTCTTTAATGATGATTATGTCTATACAGCAACCTCAGGTCTTCCAAACTATAGAATTGGTCCTTTCACAGGGTCAGCATTAATTCCTGGTAACCAGCGTAAACTACTTCGTTTCCCTAGAGTTGTCCAAACCATCTCTGAGCGTCAAGAAATCACAGCAAATACCTCGATTGGTGCTTGGGTGAATGGTGTGTCTATCTGGGCATACAAGTCTGGCGACTTTGTTAGATTCGGTCCTTTGACTGGAATTAGTGTTGTCAATAATGGTATTGACTATGATGCAGGATCAAAACCTGCTCTAGAGATCACTGGTGGTGGCGGCACAGGTGCATCTGGTGAGGTTATTGTTAATGGTAGTCTAACATCATTCGATGTTACTGTTCAAGGTAGTGGATACACTGACTCACCTTTAGTTTCTATTGTTGGTGGTGGTGGCGTTGGTGCTACCGCGCAAGCAGTTGTCACTGGTGGTCGTGTCAGCAGAATCCTGGTTGAGCAACCAGGTAGTGGATATACTTCACAACCCAGTGTTTCGATTACTGGTGGTGGTGGATCAGGTGCTGAAGCAAATGCAAACGTCCGTGGTCCTATTGCTAGCGTCAACATCACTAGCACAGGTAGTGGATATACTGAATTACCTACCATCAAAGTTAACTCTGGTGAAGATGCTTTGGCGCAACCCATTGTTATCAATGGTCGTATTGTTTCTATCGCTATTATTAACTCTGGTAGTGGATATACTACTGCTCCCGAGATTGTAATCAATGGTGATGGTTTTGGTGCTATTGCAAGAGCAATTATTGGCACTGTTGGTGAAGACAAAGGTAGAGTCCTTGGTGTTGACATTACTAACAAAGGTATTGGATATACTCAGGGTCTTACTACAGTCAGACTTGAGTCTGTTGGCGACTTTGCTGAGTTTACCCCTCAAGTGTTTGAGTGGAATAAGAATTTACAGTATGAATTGGAAAATAAATATGACAATGCAAGAGGATATGTCTTTACTGGTCTGAATAACCAGTTTGGTGGTGAGTATGCTCACCTCAGTGATCCTAAAGAGTTGCGTTATGTTGTTGGAGATAATGTCTTCCTCAACCCTGTTACCCAGAATTTCCAAGAAGTAGCATCTAACTTTGAGCACTCTCCTATTCTTGGTTGGGCATTTGATGGCAACCCAATCTATGGTCCTTATGCATATATTGATCCTACCGATCAAAACAGTGGCGTTAGAAGACTTCGCACTTCATACAAATTAAAAGATAATGTTGTCTATGATTTAGCAACTAACCCTAATCCTTCTCGTATTGATGGTCCTTCATTGGATTCATATCCTGCAGGTACATTTGTTGCTGACTACACTTACGACTTCCAGTCTGGTGATCTTGACAACTATAATGGTCGTTTCTGTAAGACACCACAATTCCCTGATGGCACATATGCATACTTTATTACTATTGATGCATCTGAAGCAGGTATTGCAGAATTCCCATATATCCTTGGTCCACAGTTTAACTCTCTGCCTGACCCTTGGAACTTCACTCAGGGTGCGACTCAAGAGAATATCCCTAGTAATGTTGTAAGATACAGAGATCCATATGTCAATGTTGACATTGATATTGATCGTCAACCCAACCAGGAAGCAGATACCTTAACAACTGAGATCGAAGGTTATCCTATTATCTTCGAGATTCAAGATAGTAATAATGACGGCATCATTGATGCTAATGAGCAGCAAGAGATTCTAGAGATGTCTGAAGAGGCAACTCTACAAATTTATGACTACTTCCCTCAAGTATCTGCAGAATCTAGAGTTGACATTGAAGTTGAGACCACTACTCAGTTTGAGGATGCTCAGATTGATGGTTTCGTTATTGAGAATCCTGGTGTTTCCTATCAGGTTAATGATACTGTCTTCTTTGACGATGCTGATACTGGTGGATTTGGTGCATCAGCACTTATCGAGTCAGTCAAAGGTCAAGTAATCGCTTCTTATACTAAAGAGATTATTGGTGACCGTCCTTATGGTGTGATTGCTACATCTGCCAACCATGACCTGAGGCAGCAAGACGAGATCATCGTCAACTCTACTCCTGTCATCGATAACACCAATAAAAACTTCAAAGTTAAGGTTGTTTCTGGTATCGAGCGTATTGATATCATCCAGAATGGTATTGGATACAATGAAGACATTCCCCCAACCTTTGAGTTGATCACTGAGTCAGGTCAAGATGGAAAATTAGAAATCATCCTGGCAAATACGGGGCAGATCAATACCGTTGATATCATCAACTCAGGTAATGGTTATGATCCAGAGAATCCTCCACAGATCCGAGTATCTCACCCACAGCAGTATAAGAAGACTCGCTATTGGTTGACTGAATATCAGGAAGCAACTGGTATCATTGAAATCAATGATATCAAAGTTACTGCTCAGCGTTATACTTATATTTGCGGTAAGATCACTGAGACTGATGGTGATGAATCTGGTTTCCTTGCTAAGTTTGATGACTTAGGACAGAGGATCTGGGAGAGGACACTGATTCCAATCAACTCTAACCAGAAGAGATCTGAATTCGTTAAAATGGTGATCAATGACTCACCAGAAAACGACCTTATATATGTTACAGGCCAAACTAAAAACCCTGACAACGATGTATACAACCCAGATGTCTGGATTGGTCTATACGAGTCTGGATTCAACAATGCAAACGATCCTGACGGTATCCTGCAGTGGCAGAGAGCAATTGCTGGTATCTCTGGTAGCACCAGAAGAGACTATGTAACTTCTATCGCTCTGGATCAGGAGCAACGTATCTACCTTTGCGGTTATACCGATACTAACTCGGTTGATCCTGATGATATGTGGGTTATCCAGTGTAGTATCGAAGGAGACCTAGTTGAGAAGCGTAAGGTTGCATCTCAGGACGATTCTGAGAAAATGCATCAGATCATGTGGATATCTGATGATCGATTCTTCTTCCTTGGTATCAATGACCAGAATGATGACCTGATCTTTGGTGAATTCTTCTACGATGGTGCAAACATCGAGATGGATTGGATCAAGCAAGTCCCAACTGTTGGTGGACGTGTTGTCAATCCTAGAATGATCCAAGATGACTATGGGTCTATCATTGTTATCTGGGATATCTTTAATTCTGCTGCTTCCAAGTATGATAAAGTCCAAATCAACAAATTCTTGCTTGAGACTGCTGATACTGAATGGGACTGGAGCAAGACTATAACTACTGGTGGTGATTTCCTTGAAATGCATCATGCAGGTGTTAACTATGATCAATGGGGTAACTATTCACTCGTCTTAGACATCACTGAGTCACAAAATCAGAGATATGCTGTTATTTCATACATGAAGTATGATGGCACTCTGATAAGTCAGACTAAAATTGACGATACTGCAAGTATTGGTTTCAAGGCAGTAGATCATGCACTTGACAACTCAGGTGATACGATTATTGCTGCAAACCGCCAACAATCTGATCAACTAGCATCTCTACGTTTTGATAACGTAGCAAATCCTGTTGAGGACACCACCAAGCAAGAACTTGGCACTTATGTGTATTTCGATCAGGCAAATAACTCGATTGACACCGCAGTCTATAAGTTTGGCACAGGATCCTTCAAGTTCTCTGCTCATGCTCCTGTAACTATCAGCGATCTTGGTCTGACTCCTATTGAATGGAGTATCAGGTCCTGGATGTCCATGGATACAACTGCATGGAATACTGCTCACGAACCTACACTATTCCATGTTAATGATGCAACTAATACTAACTCAGTAAGTATTACTATTGATGGCGATCCTGGATCCGCTGATTATCAGAAAGTTAAACTGTTTATCAATGGATCTCAAGCAGGATCTTCTACTGCTGTAACTAACTGGGATTCCTTTGCTGCTGCAGGATGGGTCCACGTTACTGTCCAGAAACGTCAAGAGTCCTTGGGTCTCTACAAGTATGAAGTATACATCTCTGGAAATCAGCAAGTAAGTTTCCAAACTACAACTGATATTGCTCTTGATGATGTTGTTATCTGTGGTCCTGTTTCTTCACCAACTGCAACTAACTGCTTTATTGGTAATATTGATGATTTTGTGCTGGATGATAATGCACCTTATTCAGGTGTTTCATATACAGTCCCAACAACTGCTATTCCTGTTACAACATCAAACTCCGACATTGCTCTAATTAAATTCGATAGAGAGCACACCCAAAGAGCAACATATTCTATGACTGGTCTTACCAAGCATAGTGATATCGTATTCAGTGATGCAACGATTGGGTTGACCTGGACCACTGTTACACTTCCTGCAATCAGTGTATGGGACGAAGGTCCTGGTGGTTTGCAGATCTTGGATATGTCGCAAACTTTCTCTACGATGATTCCTGGTACATATACACTATCGTCCCAGTATTATCAGTATGCTTCTAAGACTTCTACAATTCCTTCACCACTTGGTAAGAGACTTATAATCAATGCTGAAGTTATTCCCAAATTCTATATGAGGGATGCACTTTATCAGAAAATTGATAACGTCCAAGAGTTTACTTTCACTCAACCAATTAGACTTTCTCAGTATACTATTCTTCAGCAGTTTAATGCTTTAGGAACTACTACAGCATTCGGAACTATCACCGAAGTACCTACAGGCACTATTCGTAATCCTGGTGTAGGTACTAAGTATAGAGTTGGTAAAATCTATGGCACATTTAACAATACTGACAGATTCAGGACTGTTGCTAATGATGTAAACCAAATTGAAGGCACTTACTTCGATACTATTGAAGAAGAATCACCTTGGGAAGCATCTACTGCATATACTGCAGGTGATCGTGTTTATAATCAGAAGAGAATCTATGAAGCACAAGGTGCTGGCACATCTGGCACAATTTCACCTCAACATACCACTGGTGTTGTTTCTGATGGTGTTATCAACTGGGCATTTATCGATGATTCGGGTAAGTTTACTATCGATCTGCTTGAGCACCCATATCCTAGACCTACATTTACTGGTCTGGATATGCCTGAGTGGTTGCCAAATCGTCTATATGCTGTTGGACAGCGTGTGTGGTACAAACTAAACGTATACCAGGTTGCTGTAGGTGGCGGTGGTGTCACAACACCAACCCCTCCAACTCATACAACTGGTGATGCATCAGATGGTAATGTCACATGGACATTCGTTGAAACCAACGAAGCGATCAGTGATTACACCCGTCTGATGGGTTATGACCTAGGTAATAACTACAGAGTACAGATTATGGAGGTGCATCCAGGATCTAACTACATCCCTAATGACGTTGTTAGCGTTAATGCTGATAATATCACCCTAGCAGATGATGAAAAGTCTGTTGAGATCTCTGGTTTCCCATCAGTTAAGAAAATTCGTGTTACTGCACGTCTTGAGCAAGATGTCATTCTCGAATCTTCTATCAGGACTGATAAAGTCTATTGCACATCAAATTCTGCACACTTCTATAAAGAATCTGACATTCTTTATACTGAAGGATTCTCAGGCAACCAATTCAACGGATCATTCTTTGTTGATGATGTTATTGGTAGTAGAGAATTTACATTTAGCATTAGAGCAGCTGCAGTTTCCGAACCAACCTTTGTTAACAGTGGAATACAAAATGTTAACATCTATGCTAAGCATCCTACTCTGATTTTCACTAGAAATCACCAGTATAACTTCGAGCTTAGCGATCCTTCCAACTTCGGTTACTATCTGTCATTCTCTCAGGACAACCAGTATAAACTG